CGTAAATACGATATTTAGGCTGCTGGTTCATATTTCTTTTCTGAATTAAGTTTCAGATTCAAAGACTTCGCTTTGTTGGCTACCAACTTTGCCGCCATTTGCTTTGAAGAACCAACGTGCTCAAAATTATCTATTTGCGCGATAAAATTATTGGCAGATTCCGCATCCGTAATAAGTTCGATCTGTTCTTTTATTTCTTCAATAACTTTATCATACTTTTCCTGTGCCGCTTTTTTGGCTGCAAGCATACCCAAATACGAATTGATTATCTTGGTAGTGATAAAGTCGTTTTTGGCAGTCGGATTGCCATTCTTGTCAAGGATGGTAGGAACCTCCATTACTGAAGGAAGATTGCAGGTATTCTTACCGTCATTTCTTGAAGTCGGGTCAAAAGTTATAGTGCGTCTTTGAACGCCTCTTTCACTTTTCATTTCAAGATAGCCGAGCAAATCCAGTTCGGTAACGATGGAGTTGTAGGATTTTTCACGTAAAGCAGGGATGAACACCGTATCATCACCCTCTTTCCGTGTGTCCCGATGGGCAACGAAAATGATGTGTTTATTCAAGCTTGAGAGCGTTCTTGTCATCCATGAAAACTCTGCATTAATACCGCTCCAATCCCCGATGGATGGTTGGCGGCTGCCACATTTATAAGTAATGATGAAATCCATCATCTTACCAATGGTATCAACTACGATTGTCTGATAAGCCGATAAATCTTCTTGCAAAACCTGTTGCACATCATTCCATGAAGTGACCTGTACGGTATCTATGTTTTCCAGATGTGCCATATTCATACGCTTGACTCCGTTGTCAAAGTCCAATAATAACGGTTTCGGTGCGCTCAATGCCACTGTTGATTTTCCCATACCAGCTTGACCGTAAATCATCATCTTTACTGTGGTAGGGATTACTAATTCATTACTTTTTTTGATAAGACTCATAATCGTAAAATTTAAAGGGTTAATTATATTCTTTGCTCTTTAGAATCAACGGCATAAAGAAGCACATCACAGGCATTGATAGCGTATGGAGACATTTTTGTGATTCCGGTCTTTTCTGCCCGTATTTTCTTCTCCGCTATCAGCTTTTCAAGTCTATAGCGACCGCCTACAAACTCTTTTGCCTGCTCTTTATTGAGAGAAACTCTGCTACCTATTCGATAGAGAGTATTTAGTTTTGCTTCTGCATTCATTCTGGCCTCCTTATTCTTTCAATTCGTTCAACCTTTGCTTCTCTTCCTCTTCTCATCTCGCTTTGTTCGTGGTAAAGCGATAGTGAGAATACACATAATAGAAAACAGGAAACAGAAGCCCTAACTATTGGTGATAAGTCTAAGGTGAACTTAACACGATTAAGTCTTTCCATCATTTTAATGGATAACTCACTTCTGTTTCTTACCTGTAGCTTTTCATATATGCTCTGCATGTGATTTCTAATAGTGGCAGAGGAACGAAAAAGAAGATTAGCGACCTCCTTTACCTCTAACCCGCCACCATACAATTGAGCAATTTCATTTTCTCTATCAGATAGCTCTGTAAATACTCTATCCATAATCGTGTAAGTTTAGATACTATTTCTGCATATTATTTATAATATACATTGATCCGGTGTACTTGTTTTTAGAGATTGTGTATGCCGGCTTGCCGCCTGGAACAACAACACCTTTATCTCTCAATTCTTTGCTAATTACATGGGCTTGTTGTCTGTAGCCTGTAACATCAACTTCTGATAGCGGGATAATCTTCTGTTTGCCCGGTTTTACTTTTAAAATCGTTTCTCTGATTGTTGCCATAAGATTAAAAATTAAATTAATGATTGGCGGGTGATAGAGGAATCGAACCCCTCTCAATTGTGATAATTGGCTGCGCAGCACAAAGCTCTAACCGATAAGCTAACCACCCATATAAGAAAGGTGTACTATCTTCACAGACGGTACACCTAGTACAAACACAAAATAAAACACGACAAAAACTACTATATTTTTCAGAATCCGCCCGGCTGGTTTCCCTTACTCACAGTACTGGTTTATTGCAGGAACCTTATGCCGGATTATCGGTCTACCTTTTTGCGGATTTCTGTTATTTACGTAATTCTGTGTAGGCAATTCTGACAAAAGCAAAACAACCAACACATATAATACCCATGATAATAATAGAGATCGTTTTTATTGGGCTGTAGGTTGTGATTGCCCCATAAAACATAATTATAGCGCATAAGGCTAAAAGTATGGCTAAAATCAACTGGATTATTTTCATAATTGTAAAATTTGAAAGTTTGTTCCCCTGAACCAATTCGATTGGTAACATCACGTTATAATCAGGGGATTTTCTTAACTTTGAGGTGTCTAACTAAAAATTAAGAAATATGAAACAGTTTATTGAAGTAAATCTTAAAAATGGAGGTGTAACGTTAGTTAATGTAAACACTATTAGTTTTTTGAGTGCATTAAATAGCGGCAAGGTGCAAATTATCCTTACTTCACCATCTTCAAATGGCTCTCATTTCATAGAAACGAGTGAAACATACGAAGAAATAAAAACTAAGATTCAGGAAGCCCTTTAATCCATTTATAGATTTGGTTGGCGGTATAATATACACAATCATAATGTGTGTTTGTCTTTACCGCCAATCTTACACACCATTTACGCAACCTTATATCGTTACGCCTTTTAATATACTGAACTATTCTTTTAATCATCTTTTTTCTCTTTATTGGTTGGATATAACTTCTCGCTCCACTCTCTTATAGTCCTATTTACATAGCGGACTACACTATCATCCGGCAAGTCAGATACTAAAATATTCGGCATATCTTTACCTGCTTCAGCATTAATGATTGAATAAAACAGAAATTTGTATGCTTGCTTATATTGGATAAGCTCATCTTTCAATTTACAGATAGTATTTACATCTGTATTGGTAAATCTTCTTTTTCGTCTACGTTTCATAATAATATGTTTTAGTTAGTACCCGTGCTCTCATCGAAGAGAAGAACCCTTATCACAAGTTCGGCACGGGCTATATTGCACCTGTTAGCGCAACCGTTGCCTACTCGGTAGTGCTTACTGATAAAGACATTTTCAGACTAACAGTAAATTTCGTTTCAACTAATATAGCCTACCACCGTTCACCGCATCCCTGCTATGGTGGCTTCTATATCTCATTATCTTTGGTTGACCTAAACGGCTTATGAATTACACCGTAAAGGCTTTTACAATATGTCAAAGAGCTTAATCAATAGTGCCCGTGTAGAATATTCTCTACGTCTGCACGGGCTGTCGTGCTCGTATAATCATGTAAGATTCTACGCGTATCTGCTTAAACCTTGAATCAGACAGAGGGCATCATAATCCATGTCGTTATCTTCGTCTGTGTCCGGTCCTGAAAGGATAGCTTCATAGATATCAATTTCTTCTTCGATAACTTCTATTATGTCAGCCTTGCAATCTACATTGTAAACTCTGCGGGCTGTTTCTTCATCCATATTCTGAACATTGTCCAGGTCTCTGTATAAGGCATTCAAGCCTTGTTCAATCTCGTAACGTGTCATAATCATGCAATTTTTAAAAGGTTAGCTTTCTTGAAACATCTGAACTCACCGCGTTCTGTATCGAAATAGGTTTGAACCGTATCGTTCTTTGCTCTTTTATCAGTACCGGTCATTGCCGGCATGTATTTTTCGCAAAGTGTGCCGTAAGCTTCTCTCATTGTGCCATCTACTTTCTGAAAATAGAACTTCACACTCTTGCTTTTCATTTGAGCTTTCAACTTCATATTTGCCCATGCGCATTTCAGTGCTTCGCTCATTGAGAAACCGTTTCTCTTTACAAAAGACCATGCTAGACTCATGACTTCTTTCATTTGATTTTTAAAATTCGTGCTCATAATCGTGTATTTTAATATGTTTATACTATTGTATATGACCTTAAAAATGTCTTTCTTTGCAAAAGTGATTAGGTTATCACTGTTTGATGATGCAAATATACTAGAAGTTCTATATCTAGCATAGAATTTCTAGTTAATTATTGTAAATATGCTAGATTTTCTATAATTAAAACTAGAATATCTATATGACTTTAAGAGAAAGAATGTTCTATCTGATTGAGAAAGAGGGTATTAATCCAAACCAATTCTATACTATCTCTGGTTTGGGGAATGGGTACTTGAATAATGTTGGTGAAAGTTTCAGAAAACCGACAATAGAAAAAATAAAAAAAAGCTTCCCACATTGGAATATGGACTGGATTCTTTATGAAAAAGGAGAACCTATTATATCTAAAGAAAATATAGAAGTTCTAGAAGCAGTACCATTAAATCAGAACTATATTATAAATGTGCCATTAGTGAATCAATATGCGCAAGCAGGTTATTTATGTGGCTTCCAAGATGCTGCATATATGGCTACATTGCCTACTATACCTTTTATAATAGATCATGAGGCTAAAGGAAACTATGTAGCTTTTGAGGTGAGAGGCGATAGTATGAATGATGGAACAGAAGAAAGTTACCTTGAAGGAGATAGGCTTCTTTGTCGCGAAATTGCCCCCTATCTATGGGCGGAGTCTAAACTTCATATTAGAAAATGGGATTTTGTAATAATCCATGAGGAAGGTATATTAGTCAAAAGGATTATTGATCATAATCTAGAAAATCATACAATAACGATACATTCCCTAAATGATATGTATTCTGATAGAGTTATTGATTTGGCAGAGGTTAGGCAAATATTCAATGTGATAGAATTACAAAGGCCAAGAAGGAGATAGTTTAAAGCTTAATGTGCAAACTGTTGAAACTAGTATTATGAAATTCAATCCATATACATGGAATTTGTATAGGCAGACTGTTATCGGAGAAAAAATGATAAAGTATTTTTCCGATGCAGAAGGGTATGATTTGTTTAAAAGGTATTGTCCTTATTCCTGTTTTATACCAGAAGATTTATATAACGATTGGTTGGAAGATATATATTGTTACGGTGTGTCAGATTACGACAAACCAGTTTCATTGGATGAAGCAAAAGAGCTGTATGTTTCACTTATTACGTTAGGTATAAGGGTAGAAGGACAACAATGGCTTCCTGCTAATGATTTCAAAAATATGCTTGAAATCATCCAACCTATGTCTTACATTCTATCACAATTCGCGCCTGAATATTTCTTTCCATATTTATTCCTATGTCGGATATTTGAGTTAAACAAAATAGCCGACCTTTTTGGCATTGACCTTCCCAATATACCTAAAAGAACTGATTATAAAGGAAGATGTATGTATTATTGGGAGTTGTGCGAAATCTTTTATGGGTTTAGGAAAGAAAATGGATTGTCTTCAGTGGAATTATGGGCTTTTCTGTATGACTTTGCCCTTAATAACATCCAAAATGAGAAAACTGATATTCCCAAGCCATCGCAAGCATGGTTTATAGGTGGCAGATTATATCCGGAAGATAAATCTTTAGATTCAAAATTTTGGCAATCAAATCCCGATACAGCAAAAGGAGATATTCTTGTCCATTATGAAACATCTCCGGTTAGTGCAATCACTTGTATAGAGACATCGCTCACAGATGGGGTAATAGACCCACTATTTCGATATTATGGATGTATCTATATTGGCAATAGAATAAACATTCCTCGAATCAGCCTGAAAGAACTACAAGCCGACGAATACTTTTCAAAACATTCACTTATCAGAAAGAAGTTTCAAGGTGTAAACGGGTGGGGGATGAGTAGCGAAGATTATTCCGAACTTCTACGGGTGATAAAAGCAAAGGGATTTGATACTGGTACGCTACCGAAACTATATGCCCCAACTATGCCAAAGAATGTGAATATAGAAATAGAACGAGACGTGGAGCAGCAATTGTTAGAACCATTGCTTAACTCTATGGGATGGTACGAAAACAAGGATTTCATTCGGCAATTACCGATACATGCAGGACGCGGGCATAGGGTATTTCCTGATTATGCACTCCATTATGATAACAAACCCGATGAGGAAAGGGCAAAAGTTCTGATTGAAGCTAAGTCGCATATGAAAAATAACAAGGAGATAGAAGAAGCTTTTTTACAAGCTCGCTCATACGCTTGTCTTCTAGAATCCTCCGTCATCATCCTATGTGATAAAGTGGGGTTGATTGTATATGAAAAGAAAGACAGTTTCGATCGAGATAGATACAAGAAATATCATTGGATAGAATTTGAAAATCCAGATATATTCAACGAATTAAAGAACAAACTAAATATTAAAGCACAATGAAAAAGATTTTATTTTTAATGGTGGCTGCATTAGCGGTAATGGGATGCAGTAAAGATGAAGATGTGAAAGATGAGGAATATGAAATTGTTGCATTCTTTAATACCTATAATTCTAAGGATTCAATACATTGCTATGCAGTAGATGATGAGCATTTATATAAACAAGAAAGAGGGAGCAATAAGGTCGTATGGAAGAAACCTGTTACAGTCCCTGATCCTATTATAAAGGATTTGGGGTATGGAGAAAAAGAAGTTATAGAATATATATATTCTTTTGTCGCATTAGATACTGATAAGCATATTTATACATGTTGGTTGGCAGCAAAAGAGAGAGAGTATTATTGTAATATTGGATTGTATTCCATAACTGGAGAGTTTATTAAAAATGAAAAAATAATCTCGGTAGCCAATTCCCCCAAATTAATTGAATTGAAAGATGGAGATGTCATAATAATTGCTAAAGGAGTTGATTCCTATGTTTATGTTGTTATTGATGAAAAGGTAAATATAGTTAAGCAAGGAGAAAATATTCCTTATTTGGATCATATTAGATTTATAAATAGCTTTCAATATATTACATATAATAGCAGCTCAATAATATTCTTCAACCTTAACACACAGGAAAAGATGGAAGTGAATGTAAGAGAATTTATTGATAACAAGTATTCCGATGAGAACCATAAACCTAAATATGTAATAAAAGACATCGAGGTAGGTTCTCGCTATTCAATAGCGCATATTGCTGTAACTCTATATAGTGGAGTTGTTGATAATGTTGAGATGAAGCTAAATAATGAAACAGGTGAAATTCTAAAGTAAATTAATTATTAACATTTCAATTCTACCTTAAAAATAGCAATTGTATAGTAGATTGTTTTTTGAAAGGGTTAGAAAAGAGTCGTTAATAAATTAGTAATCAGTATAATAATAGAGCTGCTGCACGGGACTTCGTAACGCGTAGGTCGCCAGTTCAAGTCTGGCTAGCGGCTCTCAAATTAGAACGCTGATTATTAATTAATAATCA